CTGGGCGACTAGCGATTGAAGAATTAGTAAAGGTAGCAAAAGAAAAGATCGTTGACTCAGAAGAGGATATCTCAGCTGACAGACTTAAAAATGCTGCCGCTACTAAAAAGTTATGTATATTTGATGCCTTTGAAATTCTTACAAGAATTCAAGAGGAGGAAAGCATGATAGACGAATCGTCAAGGGCTTCAACTAAACCCGCTTTTAAAGGGTTTGCGGAATCGAGATCTAAATAATGGCATATCAACAGGAATTATACCGGATAGCCAAAGACTACATTAAGCCGCAAGCAATTAAGAAAAAGAATCGCTACGCTAAATGGGAGTATGGTTACGACAAGGAGTACGATCTTGTTGTAATAAGCAGGACAGGCAAGATAGGAGATATATATGTTATTGGTGATTTACATATCGCATTACCTTTGCTAGAAGATAAACTTAGCAAGGGAATTAATAAGTGGGCACCAAAAGAATACCCAAAAGAATTAAGTAAAATTAAAAGCGAAGCGGATTGGGAGAAGTATCCAGCTGCATTTAAAGAAAAGTGGTATGAATATATTGACACAGAGTTTAACAGGCGTGAAGAGGGTTTTTGGTTTATTAACAAAGACAAGCCTACTTATATTACTGGTACTCACTACATGTACTTGCAGTGGTCCAAGATTGACGTTGGGCACCCAGACTTTCGAGAGTCAAACAGATTGTTCTATCTTTTTTGGGAAGCTTGCAAAGCAGACAGACGAAGCTATGGCATGTGTTACCTTAAGAACAGAAGATCGGGTTTTTCTTTCATGGCCTCAGGAGAGACCGTTAACCAAGGCACAATATCTACGGATGCTAGATTTGGCATACTGTCCAAGTCTGGACCCGATGCAAAGAAGATGTTTACAGACAAAGTTGTCCCGATATCGGTTAACTATCCATTCTTCTTTAAACCAATACAGGACGGAATGGACCGACCGAAAACAGAGCTCGCGTACAGAGTACCGGCCTCAAAGCTTACAAGGAGGAAACTTGATTCAAACGAGAAACTCCAGGAAATTACAGGTCTCGACACAACGATCGACTGGAAAAACACCGGGGACAACTCTTACGATGGAGAAAAACTAAAGCTATTAGTACACGACGAAAGCGGTAAGTGGGAAAGGCCTACTAACATACTTAACAATTGGCGTGTTACAAAAACTTGCTTGAGATTAGGTAGTCGTATTATAGGAAAGTGTATGATGGGCTCAACCTCAAATTCATTAGACAAGGGAGGTAAAAACTTTAAGAAATTATATAACGATTCAGACGTTACAAAAAGAAATAAGAATGGGCAAACAAAAAGTGGATTATATAAGCTTTTTATACCGATGGAGTGGAACTATGAAGGATTCATCGATGAACACGGTTGGCCGGTTTTTGACGTACCTAAGAAAGATATTCTTGGTCCTCAAGGTGACGTTATTGATGAGGGCGTCATTGATCATTGGGAAAATGAAGTTGAAGGATTAAAAGACGATCCGGATGCGTTGAACGAATACTATCGTCAATTCCCAAGAACAGAACAACACGCTTTTAGAGATGAGTCTAAACAATCATTATTTAACTTGACTAAGATCTATCAACAGATAGACTACAATGACGAGTTAAAAAACAATACAATGGTTACGAAAGGAAACTTTCAATGGGAACACGGTATTAAAGACACAAAAGTAATGTTCTACCCGAACAAAGACGGTAGGTTTTATATTACTTGGGTCCCTGATCAAGAACAACAGAATAATATAATAATAAAGAATGGTATTAAATATCCAGGAAACGAGCACATGGGAGCTTTTGGTTGTGACAGTTATGACATTAGTGGTGTTGTGGGCGGTGGTGGCTCTAACGGATCACTTCATGGATTAACGAAATTTTCAATGGAGGATGCCCCTCCTAACCATTTCTTTCTAGAATACATAGCTAGACCATCAACAGCTGAAATGTTTTTTGAAGATGTACTGATGGCTATGGTATTTTACGGAATGCCTATATTAGCTGAAAACAACAAACCAAGATTGCTTTATTATTTAAAGCGTCGAGGATATAGAGGCTTTAGTATCAACAGACCAGATAGGTCTTACAACAAGTTGTCGGTGTCAGAGCGAGAAGTAGGCGGTATACCTAACTCAAGTGAAGACATCAAGCAAGCACACGCCTCAGCAATTGAAACTTATATAGAAGATTTTGTTGGTCAAACAAAAGAAGGGTACGGTGATGTTTATTTACAAAGAACATTAGAAGACTGGGCTAAGTTTGATATAAACAACAGAACAAAGCATGATGCATCGATAAGCTCCGGCTTAGCTTTGATGGCATGCAACAAACACAGATATAGTCCTAAGGGAGCTATAACCACAAAGAAATATTCCTTAGGGTTTAAGAAATACGACAATAAAGGAACCACCTCAAAAATAATGCAATAGATGAATGTAAGTACAAATACTAATAGTCCATTTCCTGATCAGGTAGTAAGTGACGCTGAAAAAGCAACGCTAGAATACGGATTGCAGGTTTCTCGTGCTATTGAGCAAGAGTGGTTTAATTATGGAGGTGCAGGTTCAAATAGATATCTAACTAACTGGAATAACTTTCATAACCTAAGGTTATACGCCAGGGGAGAACAAAGCGTTCAAAAATATAAAGATGAATTAGCTATTAACGGCGATTTATCTTATTTGAATTTAGATTGGAAGCCAGTACCCATACTATCAAAGTTTTCAAACATTGTAGCTAATGGTATTACTCAAAAGCAATATGATATATCAGCTTACTCGCAAGATCCTGAGTCTTTAAAAGCTAGAACGGATTACGCGGAGAATCTTCTTTTTGATATGATGACAAGAGAAGCCCGGGCAGAAGCTAGCGCGGTTATACCCATGGACCTTAGCCGTTCGGGTGTTCCTGATGGAGAGTTGCCTGAGTCTACAGAAGAAAGAGATTTGCACATGCAGCTTAAGTACAAGCCTGCTATAGAAATAGCGGAGGAAGAAGCTATTAGCACTGTGTTAGCTACTAACGAGTATAATCTAACGCGAGCTAGGATAAATCAAGATTTAGTTAATATCGGAATAGGCATAACTAAAACATCGTTTAACCCGGCAGAGGGTATAGTTGTTGACTACGTAGATCCAGCTTATTGCGTATGGTCTTATACGGAGGACCCTAACTTCGAGGATATATATTATGTAGGTGAAGTTAAATCTATAACAATACCAGAGCTTAAAAAAGAATTCCCTTATATATCTGACGAGCAATTAGAAAGAATTCAAAAGATGCCAGGCAATCGTAGAATGATACGAGGCTTTGAGAACTACGACTATAATACAGTACAAGTATTATACTTTGAGTATAAAACTTATACGGACCAGGTGTTTAAAATAAAGAAAACAGACAACGGTCTTGAAAAGGCTATTGAAAAAACAAACGAATTTGATCCCCCACCAAATGACAACTTTGAAAGAGTGTCAAGGTCAATTGAAGTATTGTACCAAGGTGCCAAAGTAGTAGGTACGGACATTATGCTAGAATGGAAACTAGCCGAAAACATGACTCGCCCAATGGCTGACACTACAAGAGTGGAAATGAGTTACTCTATAGCTGCTCCTAGAATGTACAAGGGAGTGATACAGTCGCTTATAAGCAAGTGCATTGGGTTTGCTGACGTAATACAATTAACGCATTTAAAAATACAGCAGGTACTATCTAGAATGGTTCCTGATGGAATATTTTTAGATATTGATGGTTTAGCAGAAGTTGATTTAGGTAATGGTACAAATTATAACCCGGCGGAAGCATTAAACATGTACTTCCAAACAGGTTCAGTTGTTGGTAGATCAATGACGCAGGACGGGGATATGAACAGAGGCAAGGTTCCTATACAAGAATTATCAAGCTCTTCCGGTATATCTAAAATACAATCTTTAATTACTGCATACAACTATAATATGCAGATGATTAGAGACGTTACTGGATTAAATGAAGCCAGGGACGGAGCTATGCCAGATCCTAACGCTTTAGTAGGCTTGCAAAAAATGGCAGCGAATGCTTCTAATGTTGCCACTAAGCATATACAGGATGCAAGTATACAGTTGACATTGAGTACTTGCGAAAATATTTCGCTTAAAATAGTCGACGCGTTAAACTTCCCTCTTACTAAAAATTCTTTAATGAATAGCGTATCTACTTTTAATGTAGAAACTTTAAAAGAAATTGAAAACCTCAACCTGCATGACTTTGGTATATTTTTAGAAATAGAGCCAGATGACGAAGAAAAAGCAGAGCTGCAAAAGAATATACAAATAGCCTTGCAAACAAAAGAAATTGATATAGAGGATTCAATTGATATCAGCCAAATAAAAAACCTTAAGCTAGCTAATCAAATGCTAAAGCTTAAGCGCAAGAAGAAGCAGGAAAGAGAGCAAGCGCTGGTTCAGCAAAATATACAAGCACAAGCTCAAGCAAACGCAGAAGCGTCTGAAAGAGCCGCGATGGCTGAAGTACAAAAGCAACAAGCAATGACTGCTGAGAAGGTGGCAATCGAGCAAGCTAAATCTAATTTTGAAATGCAAAGAATGCAGACCGAAGCGCAGATTAAAAAAGAGTTGATGGCAACGGAGTTCCAATACAACTTAAAGCTCGCACAGATGAAGTCTCAAGAAACACAAGCCAAAGACGCGCAAATAGAAGATCGCAAAGACAAAAGAATAGAGAAAGAAGGTACGCAACAAAGCCAGCTGATAGAGCAAAGGCAAACGCAAGGATTACCAAAAGACTTTGAGTCTGCGGGTAATGATAACCTAGGTGGATTTGATCTATCTCAATTCGAACCGCAATAAATACCTATTTAATAATTATATAATATCATATCATGAGTGAAGTAAAAACAGAGGGATCTTTTAAGATCAAATCTAGACCTAAGCTAACAGACGAACAATTAGCCGCTAAGAATAAAGAGCCGCTAATAGATGTCCCAAGCAATGTAACAAAAGTAGTAATTCCCAAAGAAGATGCGCCGGCTGAGGATCCGCTTTTAGAAGGAGACGGAGACGGAGACGGAGACGGAGTTATAAAAGAAATAGTTGACGATAAGCCTATTGAGCCAGCTGCACCAGCTGCACCTGTTGCGCCGGCTGTAGAGTTGCCGGAAAACGTTACAAAGCTAGTTGATTTTATGCGTGAAACCGGGGGAACCATGCAGGATTACATGCGATTAAATACTAATTACGACGATGTGGATCGCGACGTATTGGTAAAAGAATATTACAAAAACACTAAGTCACACTTAAGTGCAGAAGAAATCGAGTTTATGATCGAGGACAACTTTGCATTTGATGAAGACCTAGATGAGGAGCGAGATATCCGTAGAAAAAAACTCGCATATAAAGAAGAGGTTGCCAAAGCCCGTAAGTTTTTAAATGATACTAAAGATAAGTATTACGATGAGATCAAGTTGAACTCACCTAGCTTATCCCAGGATCAACAAAAAGCATCGGACTTTTTTAATCGATATAAAGAGGACCAGGAAAGAAACGTCGCTAACCACGATAAGTTTAAGGCTAAGACTAATGAATTACTTAATGAAAATTTCGAAGGTTTCGATTTCAGTTTAGGTGAGAAAAAGTTTAGATACAGCGTACAAAACCCATCACAGATAGCGGAAAAGCAGTCAGACATTAGTAACTTCATAGGGAAGTTTCTGGGAGAAGACGGCACGATTACAGATACCGCAGGGTATCACAAAGCATTATACGCTGGAGCGAATGCCGATAAAATGGCAAATCATTTCTATGAGCAAGGCAAAGCCGACGCAACTAGAGATATCCTATCTAAATCTAAAAACCCATCGACAGGAGCAAGACAAGCTGCACCGGTTGAGGGGGTTAAGTTTGGAGCATATAAAGTTAAATCTGTTTCTGGAGCGGACTCATCAAAGTTAAAAATTAAAAAGTTTAAAAACTAAAAACTATGAGTTTATTACCACAATTTGGGGATATGACCCCAACACAAGTACCGCAGTTACTTTCAACAAACTACTTGCAATGGAACAACAACGGTGGAGCAGCCGGGATTCCTGGAAACTTTGCTGACTTTGCGCAGCAGTACCTACCAGAAATCTACGAAGCAGAAGTAGAGCGTTATGGAAACAGAACGTTATCTGGATTTTTACAAATGGTTGGTGCTGAAATGCCAATGACATCTGATCAAGTTATCTGGTCTGAACAAAACCGTCTACACATATCTTACACGGATGTTGTAGTTGATGCAGCAGGAACAGGATTTGTTATCCCTGTAGGAGTAGGAATTACTAACGTAATATCCGTTCAGGATACTATCGTTATTCTTGACCCAGCAACTGGAGTAGAAGCTAAAGGTATTGTTACTGCATCAGGTGCAGCAGCAGGAAACGGAGCATTAACCGTGCAACTTTACAGTGGAGTTACACCAGCAGCGGCATTTGGAGCTGCTCAGCCAGGTCTTAAGATATTCGTTTACGGATCTGACTATTCTAAAGGATCGCAAATAGGTGGAGCAACACCTAGAGTGAGCATAGAGCCTGTTTTAACACAGTATTCTAACTCACCGATTATCATCAGAGATCAATATGTTGTGAACGGATCGGACACTGCACAGATCGGATGGGTAAATGTAGCGACTGAAGATGGAACTGACGGATACCTATGGTACCTAAAAGCTGAGTCTGAAACACGTTTACGCTATGCTGACAAGCTAGAAATGGCTATGGTAGAAGGAGAGCTTAACTTGAATGCAGGTGCTGGTGCAAACCAAAACTTACTTCAGCCAGGAACAGAAGGTATGTTCGCAGCTATCCAAAGCAGAGGAAACGTAGAGACTGGATTTACAGCAGCAGGCGGTTTAACTGAATTTGATAACATTCTTAAGAATCTTGATACTCAAGGAGCTATCGAAGAAAACATGTTGTTTGTACAACGTCAGACTTCTTTAGACTTTGATGACATGCTAGCTGCAATTTCTGGAGGAGCACAAGGAGGAACCGCTTACGGTTTATTCGAGAACTCTTCTGAAATGGCTTTAAACTTAGGATTCACTGGATTCCGTAGAGGATCTTACGACTTCTACAAAACAGACTGGAGATACTTAAATGATGCATCTACTCGTGGAGCAATCAATGGAGTTAATTCAATCGAAGGTGTATTAGTACCAGCTGGAACTTCAACTGTTTACGATCAAGTATTAGGAACAAATATCAGACGACCATTTTGTCATATCCGATATAGAGCTTCTCAGACTGATGACCGTAGAATGAAGTCTTGGTTAACTGGATCTGTTGGTGGAGCGTCTAGCTCAACTTTAGATGCAATGGAAGTAAACTTCCTATCTGAAAGATGTTTGATTACTCAAGCAGCTAACAACTTTGTACTATTCAAAGGAATCTAAGGATTCAAATGTAATTCTTACCCTCGTTGTATCAGCGAGGGTAATTATTACTTTTATCAATTATTAAATTATATTATATTATGGCGAATAAAAAACCAGCGGCTAAAAAAGTCGAAAAAGTAGAAGAGGTTGTGCAGGAGCAAGCAGCTCCAATGCCGACAAAAAAAATGAAAGAACCCGCTAAACCGGAATGGGAAATTAAAGACAGAGTGTATTACTTAACAGGAAGACACACTCCTCTTACCCTAACAATACCAGGAAGGCACACTCAAAAGCATGCTTTATTGTATTTTGATGAAAAAGCAGGTAAACAAAAAGAAATTAGATATGCAACCAACCATGATTCTCCGTTTAAAGAAGAACAAGAAGGAGAAGCTACGATGGGACATATCATGTTTAGAGATGGGGATTTAAAAGTTCCTAAAGAAAAACAAAACTTACAAAAGCTGTTGTCTTTGTATCACCCCTTAAAAGGAAGAGTATACGAAGAGTTTGATGCTCAAGAAGAAGCCTATGACGATTTAGAACTGCTTGATTTACAAACAGATGCAGCAGTGTTTGCAAGAGAAATGGATATCGACGATGCAGAAGCAATACTTCGTGTTGAAATAGGTAGCTCAGTATCTAGCCTATCATCTAAGGAAATAAAAAGAGACCTTAGATTGTTTGCCAGAAGTAATCCAGAATTATTCTTAGAGCTCGCTCAAGATGAAAACGTTGGATTGCGTAATACAGCAATCAAAGCAACCGAAGCAGGAATATTAGTTTTATCTCAGGATCAAAGAACATTTTCTTGGGGATCTAACGGAAGAAAGCTAATGAGTGTTCCTTTTGACGAGAATCCTTACTCTGCAATGGCAGCTTACTTCAAGACCGACGAAGGTGGCGAAGTGTTTAGATCTATAGAAAAAAAGTTTAATTAGTAGTTTTTAAAAAAACTATGTGATTATATTATAGATGGTGAATTAATTTTAGCCGGCTTCATCACTGGGGCCG